GAAGCAGTTGCTCTATCGTATCTTGAGATCATGAAAGAGGTTGGGTGTCCAATTAACCTTTCGAAGTCGCTTGTCTCTCGAAATGGTTCTTTCGAGTTCGCAAAACGCTTCGTACATAAGGGCGAAGACGTTTCTCCAGTTTCCTGGAGAGAACTATTTGTCTCTTATGTGGACGTCAGTGTTCTTCTCGCTCTTGTGAGCAAACACCGACCACGAGTCTCTACCGTCCTCGCGATGATGGGACACGGCTACCACGCAGTATCACGGATGACTGGCCATTTCTCACGAATAAGCCGGTCTGAAGCGTTACTGTTGTTGTGGTTATCACGACCTGACTCGATCTATTCGGCTTTTACGTCTTGGACTCAGTGGATGCTATCCATTGGATTCAATTCATTCAAACCGGATCTGCTCGATTTAGGCCCTGTTAAGAAATTCATGGCCAAGTTGGCCCTGGATCTCTTACGGGGGATCTATCCTAAAGATCTCGTGAAGTCTAGCAGTATGCTTGGGAAGCATATTGGTGAATACTTCACCGGTCTGGATTCCCAGACCGCTAATCTAATCCCAGTGCTCGCAAATATGCTTTGGACCTCGGTCTTCAAGTACATTTACGACCACATGATGACGACTTCCTTTGAGGCTAGTGGATCTGCTCAGAGAATGATTCAGGCCGCTCTCAAGTGTAATACTTGGGAAGGCTCTGTTGAATCTTTGGACGCATTCTTTAAACTCTATGAGAGCGTTGAGAAGGAAGCCCAATCAGCTCAAGAACAGATCGGTGACTCTATAGACTTTATGGAGATCGATCGGGTAGTAACCCTTAATCGATGTACTGAGTTGCGTTGGGCAGAGAAGGTCCGGAAATCCGTACCTATTCTCCGAATCACGCCGCGGCCGAAGTCTGATAAACGACGAGCCGTGAAAGTCTAACTCGTAGTCTGAGATAAAAAAAACTTATCTCTAACGAGTGCCATGCTGCCTTACGATTCAGGTTCTCGGAAACGGGAACTGTAGAAATCCTTCGGGACGACCCCGTAAGGTGGCTAACAGCATGATCGGGTTTCGAGGGTCTCGAGAGAGACAGAGCGTACCTCTCCAGTGAGAGTTCTTAGATTCGCACCTAAGGACTCAGGCTGTGATGTGCCTCGTACCGGCATACGAAACGAAGCTGTTCCGCATGTTTGATACCTAAGTAGTACAGGTAATGCTGTAGCAGGTAGACAACGAAGACTTAAAGAGCAGTAGACACTTCGTGCTAGGGAAACCCCCTAGGTAGAAACCCACTTCGAACGCGTTAAGCGATCTCTGTAGGTTGATATCCTCGTAAGAGGATATTACCTGAGAAGGGAGTGTCACCTAACTGAAGGTGAACCGCGCCTATAGAGTCCCAAATAGCGTCACTAAAAGTGATTGATAAGCAGGATGTAAAGATATAAGAGGTCCCAAATGGACTTTAAGTACCGCGAAAGCGGCTCCTGTTCTCTCAGAGGTAACAAGAAAGATCCTTCTGATAAGGAGGATACTCTTGTAAAATTTTCTGATTCGCTAAATGCGCTGTCTTCCG